ATCTATTGTATAGTCCCCGCCTTTAACATAAATGTCTGGCTTAATATCTTTTAAGAAAATACTACAAGTGATGCTATCAAAAATTACTACTTCATCAACACATTCTAAAGCTTGAAGAACAAAAGCTCTATTTCTTTCTGTATTATATGGTCTATTAGACCCTTTTAACTTTTTAACGCTCTCATCGGAGTTTAGCCCTACGATTAATTTATCTCCTAATTTTTTTGCTTCTTGCAAATATTGTACATGACCAGCATGAAGAATATCAAAACATCCATTAGTTGCTACGGTAATCATACTTTAAGAGCCATATCCCAAATCAATAAATGCAATCTAGGACTAAAGTTAAAATGATGCTTTTTAGCTAATTCAGCAACCATAGGAGCTATTTCAATATGTTCTTTTCTACTACCTGCACAAGGCATTAGCCAAACTCTACCTGTTGGTATATCAAACGGGTCAATATACTTTTCAAATATTTCATCCAAATCTGATTCTTTACTAACAACAAACTTAAAACCAGAACCATAATTAGCATGCCACTCTAATACTTCGGGCTTATATCTTCTATTTTCCGGATCACCGTTATTACTAAGTTTAGGTGATGTTGTAAAAGTAGCTTTAAGTCTTCCCCATTCTTCATTAGGCATAATTGTTGCATTTGTTTCAAAATCTATACGAGGTACCCAACCCCATTCAACATCCATCTCTTGAATAAATTTTAACAATGTAGGTTGCTGTACTAATGGTTCACCACCTGTAATTTTAAATATTGCACCGTTTCTAAGATGTTCTGTGTAACCATTATCATCAAGAATAGAAAATACTTCACTAAAAGTCATTTTATTTTTAACACTCCATGATATAAAACTGTCGCAACCATGAGGAGCTGACGCTGATGCAAATCCTTTACACGTTAAATTACACATTGATAATCTCATGAAAACTGAAGGGTAACCAACAAATTCACCTTCACCTTCAACAGTGTAAAATATCTTATCATCACTAAGGAATATCTTCTTTTCTCCTGTACTCATATATGTTATATAATAAATGCTACAACAGACTTATCAAGATTAAATATTCATATGGCAACAAAACGTTCGCGGTTAGCCGCAGTTTTCGAGTCGGAACAGTTACAGACTAATGATTTACACGGTAACTGGGATTTAAACTTTAATGTCCGGAATAAGTTTGATTTTACTGAAAATCAGAAAAAGTTTATACAAACTATTCTCGCAGAAGATACAAAAATAGTTTTTGCTGATGGGTCGGCAGGAACGGCAAAAACATATCTTTCTGTTTTTGGTGGACTAACATTGTTAGCAGCAAATAAAAACGAACAAATCGTATATCTTCGAAGTGTTGTTGAATCTGCTAATCAAAAAATAGGACATTTACCAGGACAATTGGACGAAAAGTTTCTTCCTTATTCATTACCATTAATGGATAAATTAGATGAGTTAGTTACAAAAACTACTGCTAACTCCTTGTTTAAGAAGGAGTACATAAAATGTCTTCCTGTTAATTTTACACGAGGATTAACATTTAATAATTCAGTTGTAATTGTAGATGAAGCTCAAAACTTAACAAAACAAGAAATAACCACCATTCTTACGAGATTTGGTGAACGATCAAAATATATTGTTGTTGGTGATTCTAATCAATCTGATATCAATGGTAAATCAGGTTTTTCTCCAATTATAAAAGCTTTTGATAATGAAATTAGTAAATCAAAAGGTATTAGTACTTATTTCTTTGGAAATGAGGATATAGTAAGAAGTAAAATATTAAAACACATTGTTCATGTGTTATCTGATATTTGATTTTCTTTCTCGAGTTCTAACAGCTCTTTTAATGCAGCTTCCGGGCCTACAATATTAAGACCCGGAAGCTCTTTATCTTTATCTTCGAAAGGCTTTCCTATTTCAGCCATTTTAGAGAAAACATCTCCAGATAACTTTTCAATTTTTGGATCTTTTTCTCTTTCTATCATTTATCCTCTTTTTGGTGCATATGGATCACCTTGAACGTCTGCTCCCCAACTTGTTCCAGCAAATGGATCTGCAGCGTTATGTGATTTAGGACCAGGTCCTACACGAGCACCAATAGGCTTACTTTTATCTCTTGCAGCACCAGGTAAATTGCGTTGTTCTTCCTGATGATCTTCATGTGTTTTAGGACCTTCAGCTGGACCACTTTCTTCTACCACTTTAGATTGATCAATAGGATCATTTGCTTCACCTAATTCATGCAAAGGTGTAGATTTAATAAAGTCTTTAGGGTTTGCTTGAGGACCACATGCTTCTGCTTCTCTATATGCATCCCAATCAACATTATCTTCAGCGTTATCTGATGTAAATCTTATCTTTCGTACTTGTATATCTGTATATGTAGCACTATTATTTTCATGCTCCCATACTTCAACCTTTTCTACCCAGCATCTATCATTTGTTGCAGCTTTAATAAAGAAATTAGCTGTATTGAAACAATATTCAGCAACACGTTCAATACCAGTCCCATTTGGCATTAATCTTAAATCACATGCATCAGCTTTTTCTAATTCTCTAAAAATGGGTAATGCTGGATCATCAGCGGCAATACATGTTGTGTGGTCAAATTGATTTCGAAGTTTTTCTTTAAGACCTTTTAGACCACCGAAATCGACGACCCAATTGTTTTTGTCAAGTTCATTAGCTGCAAACCAAAATTTAGCTGAAAGCTTGTAACCATGGATAAATCTACAATGTGAATGACTTGCTTTAGGTTGGCGAAATGCACAACTACCTAATTCAATTACTTTCGTACTATTAAAACTCATATCCAATATAATAAATTATGAGCTAGGTAAGTCAACCGTTAAAGTGAAGTATTAATTTCTCGCTCTATAGGTGTATCACCATATTCATCTTGATCACCTTTAAGTTGTTGAAATTTATCTGAAGTTTCTTCTGCTTCCGTATTATCAGGAGTATAAGTGTTACATTCACATATTCGCTGACCTTCAGCATTCATATTATAACTTAAATTCATTTCCGGTGCGACACATTTATCTCCGCGTTTCCAATAAACGCAATCATTACAACTACAATTAACGCGTTCTATAACAGAAGCATGACCAAGACGAACATAACCATCTTCATCTTCATGATGCATTTCTGAGATTTTTTTCTTTTTAAACGGCCGTGGACAAGGTGTTCCTTTTACATGTACATGACCACATCTTCCACAACGTGTTGCTTTTTTTGCCTTTTCAATAACTACTTTACCTACGAATTTTTTAGCAATTTCATCCATTTTAGATAAAGGAAGATGTAATTGATCTTTGTCATCCTTTTTCTTTTTAGCTAGCATCATTTTTATAATGTTAACTTCGTCATTTGTTAAATCGTATGTTTTGTTGTCTATTTCAACTGTTACTGTTTCTTCGTTCTCAGAAGTATTCAAAGCTATAGCTACTGCTTGCTTTTGAGGATACCCTTCACCTTTCAATTTAGAAATGTTTTTTCCGATTATAGCGTCAGTTTTTCCTTTTTTAAGCGGCATATTTTAATAAAGTTTTATATATTTTTAAAAGCTCTTCATCATCTACACCACCGTGTTTAAGATAAGCTTCAATATCATCTATATTGTTAGTATTTTTTATCTGTTCAAATTCTTTTGTGCTAATTTTATCTTTAAGCTTCTTAGCAATATATTTTTTAAACATTCGAACAGAATTAGGTTTAGAAGGAGTTAATACAGGTTCGTTTACATCAAATATACCTGGTAGCGGGCCACCTGGCATTAGAACTTTAAGTAACGGCGGTAAAGCTGGTCCACAGCTTTCAAAGCTTAGTTCTTGTAGTACAAAACCTTCATAACTTTCAGATTTCTCAAAACCTGTATTTAAAGTTGGGTCTACTTTGAACCGGATATACTTTAAGCCCTTGTTTTTTAAACATTCGGCTAAAATGGTGTCAAAGCTTTTCATCATATTAGTATTTAATCAATTTCTATAATTAATAATGTCTAATATGGTTGTGTAGAACGGTTTTACGCCTTGGGTATGACAACAAGGTTCATCTTTTTTATCGTGAGACCAAGCATCAAACCAGAATAGATTATAGTTGTGTACTTCTGCTATAATACTATAGAAAGGTTCTTCTGTAAATGGATGAGCATCATGATTGTCGGTAAACGTATCAAGTAAATCCATATATAAAGGTAATATTACATTTTCTAGTTCGTCAAAGTCTCCACCAAAAATAGTTCCCACAGTCCAAGATGGATACTCGCATTTAATAGGTGTTTTTATACCTTTAATTTTTTTCGTAAGTTCAAATATCTTCTTATCTTTGACTTTTTCGTGGTCATATTGAGTTCCTGATTTCCATCCAAATTTTTCTTTAAACACTTTAGATACAAACCGTTTATTCTCTTTCCAATCATATTCAGAAAGCCTATCATTAGAAGTACCTTGTGTTAGGTTAAACCATTTTTTCTTTTTCCAAATCCTTTTAAGACCAGAAGTAAATTTAGGTGAAAAAATGTTGTTTTTGTTCTTTGGGTGGTAATGAGAGTCAGGGTATCTTTCTTCCATCTGCCCATTCATACTATAAACATACTCAGCCCCACCTAATGATTCTGGAACTTTACACCACTCTGTTACACCTGCATCAACCCAGACGACTTTATCACAATCCCATTCGTTATCTTTTGCTCGCCGACACCACTCGAGTTTCCAATGACATAACAACTCATTCCTAGGAGCAAACAAATATCTCTTTCCGTCATCTTTACCATCTTGGAGTTTATGCCAAACAAACTTATTTTTTGTTTCTAAAATTTCATATGATCTTGGCCATTCAAATAAATCCAAACCTATCACTTTAAATTTCTTAAAATGTCTTTTTACAATATTTGTTAATAATTCTACTTTATGGGGCCAGCAATAAAGGTGCATTGGCATGCCAAATTTAGAAAGATTTTTAAGAGAGGTTTCGTATAATTCTTCATCATTATCTTTACCACCACAAAGCCAATCTGATCTTGCATCATAAACGCAGGTTACTAAGATAGGTTTCATTATTATGATTTATAGCCAAATTCGGTAAAATCATCTCTATAAATCTCATATAGAAAATCTTTTGTTCTTTTAGATAGAAGAGTAACACAAGAACTCGAATCCAAGTGCGATTTATTAATGTGAGGAAGGCCTTTTGGTATTTTAAGCATATCACACATATCATTAAAGTCTTTTTCTAAAGATTCATATTTTAATACACTATCATAGTCGATTTCCTTAAAATAAAGGTTTTGGGGTAATAAATGATCACATTCTGAAAGTAAAAATTTTTCCCACCATATAAAAAAATCAAAATCGTTAAATTCTTTAATATTTTTTTCTCTAAAAAGGTATTCAGATATTGATCTTGTGTATGGGTTCCTTATTATGGTAAATTTCTTATATAAATCAAAAAACCCACTATAATACCGTTTTATTACACTTGGTGTAAAGTGTTGAGGTGAAAATAATATATCTTTCTCATTTTCATCACAATAATCGAATTTTTCTTCATGCCGGTAACATGAATTAAGACTATTATCATCAATATTGAATTTTTTAATTACGGATGAACCACCGCACTTAGGGATATGAACAAATAGTAAATTATGTTCGTGGATAAAAGGCACAGTATTATTTAAATCTTGATTTAAAAAGTAAAGATACTAAACTATATTTGTATGTCGGAAAGAGTTAAAGAATTTTTATTACCAACAGCAAATAGTTCTGCACCCAGAACAGACGAAGAAAAGCAATCAATTATTAAAAACGCTGCTAATGCTTATGAAGCATATCTAGATGCACTTGGTTTTGATTGGAGAAATGATCCTAATAGTGATAATACACCAATGAGAGTTGCAAAGGCATTTGTCAATGATATGGCAGCTGGTTGTTATGATGCACCTCCTAAAGTTACATCGTTTCCTTCTGATGGTTATGACGGTATAGTATTTCAAGGTGGTATTCCTATTAAGAGCCTTTGTAGTCATCATCATTTACCTTTTACTGGAAGAGCACACGTTGCATATATTCCAAGCTTAGATGGTAGAGTGATTGGTCTTAGTAAGCTTAATCGTATTGTTGAATATTTTGCAAGACGTCCTCAGATTCAGGAAGGTCTTACTATGCAGATTCAAAATGCTATTGATGAAGTATGTGAATCAAATGCAGGGGTTGCAGTATTAATTAGTGCAACACATACTTGTGCTTGTTTGCGTGGTGTTAAGCATGATGGTTGTGCTATGAAGACATCAAAATTAAGCGGATCATTTTATGATGATGAAAAGACAAGATCTGAATTTTATCATTTCGTTGACTCTTGGAATAGATCACCTTCAATCTAAATACTCTTGTGGCTAAAACAAAAAAAGAAGATTCTCACGGATTTGAAAAAGCTATATTAAAAGTTTGTAGTTTAAGAGAACGTAAGCTTTATGGACCTGCAGCTAAAGCTGCTGAAGACCCTGAAACGGGAATAGTAATAAAACAAAAACCTGCTTATTTTGTTATTAAAGACTGTGCTACTATTACTAAGAAGTATCTGTTTGTAATGTGTTATGGTTCTTTAACTGATCCTATTGGACAGTTAAAAGGAAAAGTTAGCGTTGAAGATATAGAAGATTTTGTAGCAAGAAGTAAAAATAAAGCTGATTATGAAACCAAGCAGCTATTCAATTTAGTGTTTCATGATATAGCAGAATATATACCGCAATTACATTCTGATACTGATGATCTAAACATTACGTTTGATGTTATAGATGAAGAAAATGTATATGGTGATTACGAAGATATGGGAAATGAGCGTTTAAAAGAAATGGAAAAATTAGAAGCTCAAGAAAAAACAAAAATCGATTTATCCAACGATCAAGCGGTTATTGATAAGTTAGTTGAAGTGTTTGTTCTGGACTAATTACATGCCTTAACGATAGCAACCGTTACAACACAAAGCAAAATACATAATGTTATAATAAGATCGTTTCCTGGAAACCATTTTTCCATCATCTAGAACCACCAGATTGCTTTTCTATAGGAGCACCAATCTGAGGCATAAATGGGTGAGGAGGGTTATGTAATTCTTCTTGTTGAACAGATTTAATTCTTAATGTATCGACATGAGCTTCCATTACTTCCATATCTTTTTCTATAAACCTTAAACGCATATTCTGTTCAGCATCATCTGGGAGAGCTCCAAGTTGTCCAAGCGGCCATTTAACTCTAAAATCTGAATTCATTTCTACGGCATCTTTCATTCTTAATACATCTATTTCTAATTGACCTATCTTTGAATGTATCCCAAAATATCCCCATACTGCCATCGCTGCTACTACTACTATCTGTATTAACCATTTTAGATTGATACCCAGACTTGTATCATCATTAACCTTCGGTGCATCCATGTTATTATTTAATAGATGTGGGACGTAAGTTGTTCAGGAGAACCAGCTTTACCTCTTATATTAATGTTAAATGATAGAGTAACTCTAAATTCTTCTTTATCTTCTTCTCTCGGAAAATAAGGCATAGCAGAGTGTCTTAACCAAGAAGGAAATAAAATCATCATTCCATCTTTCAATTCTGGTCTTATACTTGGTGTATAAAATGGAGAACCTTCTTCTTCCACAGACGGACTAATAACAAAATTCTGATTTATGGGGTGATAAAAAGTAGTACCGCCTAAAGTCATAGATACACCGTCTTTTGGACGACTCGCTGGATCTTTAATACATATAATACCACTTAAAAAACTATTTGGATGAAAATGTTCTGGGTTATAACCGTTAGGTCTGTAAATGTTTGACCACATTAAACTTATATCAAAAGTTTCTACCACACATTTAGTTTGTTGTTCCCAATTTCTACAAGCTTCAAATATTAAATCATTAACAAATGCAAATTCTTCTTTTAATTGAAGATTTGGTGTAGATTGGTAACTTGTTACTCCTTTATTTTTGCAAAAACCTAAAAGGCTATTCAAATCGTGTACTAAATGATCAGCTTTATAATGTGTTTCGGGATCATCACAATTGAGTTTATATTCTTTAGTAACAGCTTTTTCTAGCTTTTTTATCGATTTTTTATCTATAGAATTAAATTGAAAAGGAACCGGGAATAGGTTCATCATTTCGTTTTTAATTATTCCCACAACAAGACTTATTCTTGTTCGTACTCTTTATCAACGTCTATCAATTTGTCAATTTTGGATAGAAATAATTTGCCTATTAACACTGGGTATTCATTTTCGCTTCTATCTGCAACAGAAAAGGGTACGTTTTTATATTCTTCATCACCTAATTTAATATCAAATAGAACTACAGGTCGATCTTCTTTAACACCAGAGCCTATATGTATAACTACATGGTCGACAACTTTCTTTTTTAGTTTTTTACCACCAATAGTTTTTAAAATAATATTTTCGCCTCTTTTACTGACAACTTCACCGTTTATAACATTGTATGCTCCGTTACCAGAATCTATTTTAGCATCTACATCGCCAATATCTTCTATATAGATTTTCTCTATTAGACCTACTATATCGTCTTCTTTTACATTAATCTCTTGGACAATGTATTTGCGATAAATTTTTGAAAAATTGCTAATCATTTGTTTTTCGTGCTTCTAAAATAGCTTTTCGCTCATCTCTACAAAGCTTAACCAAATCTGCTAATGCTTTTCGTGCTCTTGTTGATGCTGATTTATTATTTTTTTCTGTATATAAATCTACATTCTTAATGTAAGTTGCTACTGTATCTAAAATGAGTTGTTTTTGACTATCCATATGAATATATATGTTCTACTTTTATTTATCAATCTCCAGTTTATCTGACTCAAGAAACTCTGGATCGTTACCTTTTAATAGGTAAGCTTTACCGTTAACTGGTAATTTTCTTTCTATAGTTAAAAACTTAAGTTGTTCATTGGGAACTATCATTTTGGTTTTTCTATCGGTCATATAAAATACAGTAGATTTAAATCCTTTTCTGACAACCCTTGATTGTCTACCGCTTATATAAATTATATCATCATTTTCAATATTAGAACCTAAAAAGACTAGCATACCTTGCACAAAGTTCATGATTAGATCTCTACAAAAAAATGTGATAGCAATCCCTAACGCTACCCATAGGTATTCATTACCCAGACTTTTTAAAACCGTTTCTAAATGAGCGGTATTTATACCCTCTTCCATGTTAGTATTTATCAATTGATATGTATGGATTTGAATAAATAATGCTTGTATGAAAAAAGTTTTATCTTTGATCATTATGTCGGCTGTGTGTTTATTCACGCAAGTAAATGTTAAAGCTGAGGGTTTATCCTTGGTAGGTACGCTTCAATATGAAACCGAGCATTACGTTCGTGGTCTCAACTATTCTGAAGACGCTCTTGGCGTCGGAGTTAACGGTAGTTACGATCTTGGATTTGCTAATGGTTACGGTGGAGTATACAATGTACCACGCCTAGGGGGTAGCGACAGTATTAATCATTCAGTTTTAGGATTGGGTCGTTCTTTTGAACTTTTCGGTCTCACTCTGGATAGTTCTGTTGAAGTTCAGCATCACAATGCAGCGGTTAGTAGTACAGAAGTAGGCCTAGGTGTTTCTATTCCCAATCTTCCTTTGATTGGTGATTTTGCAGACGTCGGTTTAACTTTATGGGATAATCAAGATATTGATTACTCGGGTGTTACGATCGACATTACAGGTAATCCTTATGATTTGCCTGTTATTAGTGACCTTAGCTTAACTCCATATATTGAATTAGGTTCTTTTGATTTATATGACTACCAAAAATTTGGTGGTACGTTAAATTATAATGGATTCGATTCTTTAAGCCCATTTGTGAATGTTTTCTATATTAATAGTGATGATTCACCTTTTGGCGACGAAGACGGAGTAAGCGTTACAGCTGGTATAAATGTTGCTTTCTAATTTATAATTAGATAGTATGGGGAGTCAGGGGCTTGCGCAAGCAAGCCCTTTTTTTTATGGGTCGTGTTTTTGTCCTGGTTGTCTTGTTTCAGCAGGAGGGTTTGTATTTGTATAATTTGGTGGGCTTACTGACGGACCGGGTGTAGATCTGCTTGGTGGGGGATTATACGGTCTAGACGAAGTCTCTTTATGGTGGTGTCTTCTTTCTTTTTTGTAATGCCTATGATGAGTATGTGGACCCTGATCATATATATAAAGAGTACTTTGATTATGCCAATGATCGTGAGGATGATGTTCTACTACTTCCCAACTACTACACCCCGTTAATAAGATTACAGTTGATAGGGCTAGTTTTTTCATGATTATTATTTGATACGACGCCTTAAGAGTAGTGGATCAAAATTATCATTAGAATCAAAAGCAAATGGTTCCCATCCCTCAGGAATGTTTTTAGTGTTGGAGGTTTTGTACTCCCACTGCTGTTTTGCATCCCAAGAAATGATTGATAGGTTTTTTGATGCACCTGTACCGAGTATTATAGTGGTGGTTAATAACACACCAATAGTAAATGATTTCCAGTCTAGTATTTTCATTTTTGTAAATTTTCTATTTTACGGGTAAGCATCTTTTTATATCTTTCAACCGTACCGTAATTCGCTTCAGCGTGTCTTTTATCGGGATTAGCTCTTAAAGCTTTTAAACTTTCGATATCTTTTTGTTTGTCTGTTTTTTGTTCTTCGCCTTCTTCGCTAGGAATAGCTTCATCAGTGTCATCAGTAGAGCCATCATAAGTATCGTCTTCAGGATCTAGAGTATCACCGTGTTGATTTTGTGTTTGCATATTAAGAACACCGCGGTTATATTCTTTTAACAAGCTTTTTATTTTATCATTGAATTTAACTTTCATATCTTTATTCAGAGCATATAGTTTCCCGATTGTATCCGTTTGTCTCCCTTATAGCAATGTTAAATCACATATCTCATAAAGAGATCTCGAAAACATGTAATTATTTATTAAATACTGATATGAATCGAGACGTTCGCAATCTTCAAAAGCTTATGGAGTCAGGAGCGCTAGCTTTTAATATGGGTCCTCAAGCTGGAGATTTTGCTGATTACCCACAATCTAACACTACAGTACTTAAACCTTCTAATAGAGATACAATTTATCAAATAGTAGATAAACAACTTAAAAGTGCTGAAGGGTTTCTTACAGCAGCAAGAAAAGAAGACATTGCATCAGCTATAGGTGATGTTAAAGATTCTATATATCAAAAACTTGAACCATATGTAAGTGAAATTGCAGAGTTAAAGATGGAAGATGAGATAGATGAATATATAGACAAAACTATTAAAATGATAAAAGGTCCAAGAATGCAAAACCCTACTAGACCGACTGGTAATTTAGAAGGGTGAAGGGTTAAAGGTATATTTAAATTTTTGTATTTCGTTTTTAGCTCTTTCAGCTACCATTTGTTTTGATTCTTCATCAAACATTTCTCTATAGTCGTCAGGGTAGGGAAGATCTAAAATATTTTTATGATCTTTCGAACTATTATCGTTAGGTAATGTATAAAAGTTGTAATCAAATTTTCTACATAAACTGTCCCAACATTTTTGTAAGTCTTCGTACCTAAACCACCTATCGTTTTCAAATTCAGGATCATTAAAGGTATATTTTTCTTGTGGTTCATAGAATTTACTTTCTAAAAACCATTTAAAATTTTTCCAATCGTCTTCTTGATGTCTTTTATCTAGTCTTAAGAATTTGTCAAGATGTAACCAATGAAAATAATAACTTACAGCATGAGACCATGGATTTCTAACAAAACAAAACTTAAAATATTTTTTTAGTTTCTCATATTCATCTTTTGTATTCTTATCTTTTTTTAGCATTGAATAACTACCATGCATTCCAAGATAAAAATGCCAAAATTCTTTTTTTATATTTTCTGGTGATTCATCTTTAAGTCTTTCGTATCGAGACATAGCTAAATGAATAGCAGTACCACCGGTTTTGGGTATATGAAAAAATAAAGCTTTGTGGTGATGGTTAACGTTCACACACTAATTTATAGACGAGGGAAGGTTTGTCAATAAACTGTAAACCTCATCAACTACCGTTTTATTATCACGCAATCTATCTGGTATATATGGTAATAAATCTTCAAC